TAGCTTACAGCTCGCAGAACTGCACCATGATCTTGACCGTGCCGGCGCTGGATTTGACCAGTGTGGTCCAGCCTGAGTCGATGCGCGGAATCAGGCAGAACTCGCCGGGGGCGATTCGGATGGGCCAGACGATATTCGGCGAGATCACCGAGTCGTACCCACCCACCAGCACGCTGTTGATGGTGTCCAGGTTGCGGATTAGCACGCGGTAGGGCGTCGAGAGGTCTGCCGTCAGGTCGAGGGCCTCGGAGCCTGTGCCGACGTCCTGCGTCTGCTGGCCCATATCGGTGCCGGTCATGTTGGCCGTCACCGTGTAGGTTGTACCGTCGATGGTGGCCCCGCCCTTGGCGGCGAATAGCCTGGCCGACATTTGGATCTCGTTTGCCATGGCGGGTGGTTCGTTAGATTTCGCAGAAGGTCGCCTGCACGGTCACCGCGGCGGTGTCGGCTCGGAAGTAGAGCGTTTGGCCTGATGCAACGTAAGGGATCAGCATGGTCTCACCGGCCGGGATTCGCATCGTGTAGGTGCCGCTGACGAATCCGAGGTCAACGAAGTTGGTGCTGTCGAGGTTGCTTACCAACAGCTTGTAGGGGGCTGTGACATCGACGGGCACATCCAAGGCCTCGACGGTGGTGCCGATGATCTGGGTTTGGCTGCCCATGTCGGTGCCGGACATGGTAACGCTCTTGGTGTAGGTGACGCTGGGAAGGTAGGCGCCGCCTTTGGCTGCGTACAGCCGGGCCGTCATTTGGATTTCGTCTGCCATAGATTGTGGGGGTGTTGGGGGTTGTTGTTAGATGATCGGGTAAATGTCGGTGTCGTACGGCGCGAACGTCCAGGAGATGTTCTGCTCAACCATGTTGGTCTTGACGATCAAGCTCGACGAATAGTTGGTCTGCTTCCAGCCCCATACCGTGCCGGCGGGCGCTGCAGGCCTTCCGGTTCTTGGATCAATAGGAACGGAAGGCAGCATCGAGTAGACCGAAAAGGGAAGGTTCCATGAAACAATGAAGCTGGCCGGTGTGTAAACTGGCGGGATGCTCTGAGGCACCTGGGGAAGCCCTAGGCTGCCCGAGAACATGGCCACCCGGCTTAGGCTCACACGCCCAACCGGGAAGGAGTCCTCACCGCGGGTGAGTTTTTCCCAAACTCGTTTGGCTACTGGTTTATCGTCCCAATAGGTGATGAACTCACCGTTTTCTCTGATGCTGGTGAGATAAACGCCAGCCTTTACAGCGTCCTCGATGGCTAGCTTGTAACCTGCCGGGTTTCCAGTCTTCTCGGCTTCAGCCACAACGGCAGGTAGAGCGAACACAGAAACGTCGACATAATCAGTCCGGAACTCGTATCGGATCTCCGGGGTCTCCTGGCCAGCCACCGGTACGATTGCGGCGTCTATCGGATCGCCTGGGTCGGCTGTCGGGCCTGAAAATATGACGGTGGCCGAGGCGTAAGGGCCTTCCTCAATGGTGCTGTATTTGGCGCCGATGCTCGACCAGCCGAATGTGGCGGTTCGAATGGCATCCTTGGTGCCGCGGTACTCAATGGTCCACACCGGGCCAGTGCCGGATCCGGTTTGATCGAATCGTCGGCTGACCTCGATGTAGCCCGGGAAGGCCGACAGCTCTGGAGCTTGGTGGATCGTTGCCATGTTATTCAGAAACGGCGTCGGCCGTCTTCTTGGTGTTCTTGGAGATGTCCCGGATGTCCTGTGCCTGACTCTTCACGTTTCCGAAGTATTTGTCCAAGTTCGATTGGAACGAAGTAAACCCACCAGTTCGAGCCAATGCGTCAGTAGGTTGAATCATGAGGCCTTTTTCTGAAAGCGATGATGTGCTTTCTTCAGCTTTGCCCTTCATGGAAAGCCGTTTAGCCCTGTCTTCGCGCCTCTTCACTATGGCTGCATCCTGTTCCTCAAGTGAAGAGATGAATGACTGGGTAAACTGTCTCCCCATGTGATTCATCAGCTCCTCGCTCTTCATGTCCCTGCCGCCTTCAGGAGTATTTGTGGCCATGAAAAAGCCGTGAATACCGGCAACAGTAGCCTCCAGATATTTCATGAACGGCTTCACAACGTAGGCAATTACAGAAGCCCCGAACGACATGAAGACGGATTTCAGCGTGTCTATTCTGTCGGCAACGTCGTCGAGCGCGTCGACCACATCGGTGTCGATCACGATGCCAAGTTCTCGGGCCTGTTGTGCTGCATCGGTCAAGCCACTGACCATGGCTGGGATTAATGCGCCAGCGCCTTTTCCTGCCAGCTCCTTGAATGGTCCGACCAGTTTTTGCGGATCAATTCCAGATTCAAACAGCTTTCCAATTTCCATGAAAAGCCCTTCGCCACCGCCAGCCTCTTTTACCTGCTGAATTGAAAAGCCCATCTGTTGCAACAATTCAACAGACCGTTTGTCACCGCTCAAAGCCTTCATCCTGGCAATGGACAGCTTTTCAACAGCTCCGGCCACGTCCTCAATGCTGGCGCCGCTTAACTTTGCAGCGAACTGCATTTCTTGCAGGAACTCGGCTGAAACACCGAGGCGCGCTGAAAGGTCTGCAATCTGTCCAGCGGCATCCACAATCGACAGGCCGAACTGGGCTATTTTGTCGACCGCAAACATGGCAGCAAGAGTGCCTGTGATCTCTTTGCCGACGCCCTTAGCCATCGACTGGGACTTCTTTAGTCCTGACTCGAAGTTAGTGCCATCGAGGCCGAGTTTGGCGAGTAGAGAGAATATGGCCATGGTGTCAGTTTTTCTTAGCTTCCTGCTGCTTCACCCAGCGCCACAAGGCTTCATCCTTCGGGCTCCACAGCTCGATGTCGCCATGGCTTTCAGCTCGCGCCAGGACAAGGCGCTCGGCGTCCCCGATAGGCATGGCCAGCACGGTGTCCTCCTCCAGCCCGATCTCAAGGCAGCAGGCCAGCATCCGCTCAGGCCACGGCATCGAAAGCTGCCTGGAGTTGCCTTGCTTCATCAGGATTTCCGGAGCTGTCGACTGGCCGGACATCCATTCGTTCCATTTATCCAGCTCGGCCTCGAACGACAGGTTCTTCACCTTCCATGTCCACAGCTTCAAAGCCAGGTTCCGGAAAGGCGATTGAAGCGTCTCCATCGACTCCCGGATGGGCTGGGAACAGATAAGTACCGCGGCCATGAGATCAGCGCGGCTGATAGGGCCGCCGATAGCCATGGGTGATCCGATGCGGTGAAGCACTATCGAATGCCCCACCGAATAAGGTAAAAGCCGGAGCCCCATGACCACAGGACATGGGCTCGACGTGGCGTTCAGGATGTCGGCCAGTTGGCTCACAGGGCAGTGGCAGCGCCGGTGACGGTGATGTTGGTGTACCGCTTCAAGGTGATCGTGCCGGTGGCCTTGCCGGTGGCCGTGGTCTTAATGGAACCGCCGCCGGCGTAGATCCAACGGTTGCCGGTGGCGGCATTGATGGCGTCGACGTATCCACCGACCTCAATCACCGGGGCGCCAGAGATGACGCAAGTGCCATTCACATCAGGCAATGCGGCAGACAACAGCGCGTTGGCCACGCTGGTCGTATTGGCCGGGATGAAGTTCACGGTCAGCGTCAGCCGGTTGTTGTAGCCAATGTGGCCGACAACTTCGCCGGAGCTGTTCCGAACCTCTTCGGTGTCGGCCTCGTGCGTGATGTCGTATGACTCCATATCGGGCGAGACGTACCCGGTGACGACAAGGGCGCCCGCGGCGTCGTATAGCGCCAGGGTGGCCGGTGAACCGAAAATGTATTTGCTGCCTTGAGTGTTAGCCATGTGTGGTTTGGGTTAGAGGGTTGCCGAACAGTAAAGAGTGAAGGTCCTGGTGAACGTCCTGGACCGATTAGAGATTGAAGCCGCCCCAAAGTCTAGAGGGGCTGCGAATTGCGCCGTAAACGGGCCGCTGGCGTCGTTTGATGGAGCATTAAGGGCGGAGGCCCCGGAGTCGTCAAAGAGCGGCAGGATCCGATTGTCGAGCACCTGCACGGTGGTCAGCACATCAGCCTCGTCGGTATCGTCGGCAGATAGCTGAAGTTCGACGGAAACCTCAACCTCGTTTGTGAGGTCGACACGTTGAACAGGCCGCGCGGAATTGGTCGAGACAACCAACCTCGGGAAGTTGGGCATGACGTCCTGCTCGTCTGGGTCGTCATAGAGGCCGCGGCTGTAGGACGTCAGGCAGGTGGGTATGCCTGAACCGGAGCCCGACCAGTCGGTGGCTGCCAGGTAGTCTGCTACGGCCTTCTCTGCTCTGAGTGCGACGGCGTTCATTTTATGGCGATACCGTTGTCCTCTAGTACCTTGCCGTTGGCAAGCATGGCCTCGGTCATGTGATTCGTTAGCTCGATGAGCTCGTCGTCCATGGCCTTCTGCATTGCGGTATTGTAGATGGTGGAAACCCGGTTGTATTGGTTGTCGGCCACGCCAGCGGTCATGACCACCGAGGCTGTTGGGTTGAAGCCGGGAACCGCTTGAATACCTCGGGCCTTGGTGCCCTTATGAACGGCGACGTTCTCCTCCGGCAGGCCGTACTGATTGGCCAAGGCCACAAGAGCGGCGTTTGTCTTCTTGGGCGCCTTGTAGCCTGCAGGCTTTGACAATGGCTTCCATTTCGGGCTTTGAAACTGGGTGAAGCCCCGATTGTAAATCCGGATTACCTTCACCACACCGGAGCGGAGGTAACCTACTGAGCCGATAGCTTTCCGCATCAGGGCCGAGGCGGCCGCCTTCATCTCCTCACCGTAGAGACCGCGGCGGCCTGCCTTGGCTTCGCGCGCTTGGGCTATCAGGTGCACCCGACGAAGCAATCGGGACTTGCCGATGCGCTTGCCGGTTTTCTTGCTCTTACGGTTCACATCGCCGAGGGGCTTGCCTAGGTAGTCGGCAATCCGGCGCCGTTCTTGTCCCGGGCTCTTAGGCGGCACCAAGACGAACAACCGAACCATCAGGAAAAAGAACCGGGCGTTGATCGCCTTGTGAAGGTCTCGGCTGGTCGACAGCAGATATGCCTTCATTGCCGCATCGAAGCGGCTGGAATCCACCGTCATGTTGACGACAGGCCTCACCGGGTTTTCGCTCCTAGTTCGAGGCTGTAGTAGGCACCGGAGGCATCCACACGGCAGGACAGGATCCGGAGAGTCCGGCCTTGGTACACCAGCGTGCGCCCGACCACCGGCCGAGGCTTGCAGAATGTCAGGGCGATGCGGTCGCTGTTCTCCTGGAGGATGAACAGGCCGTCCTCCTTAAGCAGCCTTGAGAAGGTTGTGCCTTGGTCGAGCGTGTACAGCGTCGAGTCCATGGAGACCAGCGTGCTATCGCAAGTCTTCCAGTCGGAGAACATGACTAGGATCCGGGAGGTCACATTGTCCTGGAACCCGCCGGCCACCGGGGTATTGGCATCGGTGACCGCTGCTGGGATGCACCGGATCGACGATCCCTCCCAGATGAACATCGGCGCCCCGAGCATTTGCTGGAGCACCGCCATGCCCTGCTGGAGACTGGATCCGATGGTGGTCATCAGGCGGTAAAGTAAGTGCCAGAGACTATTAGGCGGCTGGTGGCATGGAGATGGGGGGCCAGGCTATCGGCTGCTCCGGTCTCGAAGTGCGACAGCTCAAGGTAGCTGGTGCCGGCAATTAGCCTGGCGATGATTGCAGTCTTGGCCTGGTTGGGGGCATTGGTCAGCCACACCGCGGCGGCGGCCTCGTAGGTCACGGCATCAGGCAGCGACAGCCGCAGGTTGCCTGTGGCGGATCCGGTCACAGAGTTGACGGTGACGTCCGCGGTAAATGTGGTCACGCATCCGATGGTGGTGTGTCGGGCGGTGTTGGTGGTGATGGCGAAGGTGCGTCCACCCCCGGAGTCGATGAGGGTCGGCACCCAGGTCGTCGGTGTAACCAACGGCAGGGCGGCATATAGCTCGTCGAAGTTGTCGTTTATTTTCTGGCCGGCGCCGCGGAGGGTGTCCCCGGTGTTGTCGTTGGCGATGGTGCCGATGTTGATCGTTTGCTGGGCCATAGTTTTATTCCTTAGGGAGAGCGTACCAACCTTCTGCGAGCGTTATACGGTTCCTGGAGCGCACAGGAGCCCCGTCCGCACCTTTGACCCAAACCTTAGCTTTGACGCTCTCAGCGAGGCGCACAGGCTCGCCGTGGGGCACATAGACCACTCGGGTCTGACAGCCACAGCTAGACGCCAGACTTATCAATGCGATCCAGCAGCTTTTGTTTAAGCTCGGGGTCTGGTTTGGCATCTTCGGCAGTGGGTTCAGTTTTAGCCAGGCCGGTCAGCCATTTCAGAATGGCCGTCACGATCTGCTCGATCACGTTCATTCCGATTTCTTCTCGGCGTCCTTGGCGGCGATGAGGCCCACACCGGCGGTCACCGCGGCAATGGTTGCAGCGAGATCGACGTTGCTGCTGGGGTCGCCGTCGAACAAGGCCTTGAGAGCCCCACCGACTGCGACGAGGATGGCTCCGATACCGGCGAGAGTTGTCTTGGTGTTTTTCATTTCTTGATGGCTTTGTAGAGGGCAACACAGGCCGCAATCAAACCAACCACGGCGGAGGCAAAACGGATCTCGTCGGTGAGCTGGGGCAGCATAGATGCAGACGTTGCTGCCGCTGCCGTTCCCAGCGACAAGGCTAGTCCATTCGTTCCGCCGTGGTTGGTTGCGTCCATGTTACTCGGAGGCTTTGGGTTGGGCTGCTGCGATGATGATGTCGGCCAAAGGAACGCCGACCTTGGCGTTCTGGTAGCCACCGGCCTTGATGGCGATGTCGATGAGCTGAAGCAGGCTGTTGGTCTGCTCCTGAGTCAGTGTGATGGTGATTTCCATATCAGGCGGCAGTGTCGTAAACGACGGGCTGCTCCGCAACCAAAACCGGCTCCACCTGCGGCAACATCGG